TCAATGGATAGAGCAAGGGCCTTCTAATCCCGAGGTTGCAGGTTCGAGTCCTGTCGGGGGCACAACGACTGTCGGCACCGGTGCGTTATCACTGACCAAATACGCGACAGAGACACCGAAAAGCCGCGCCAGCGAATCCAGCTCGTCTAACTGCCAGCGCGTAACGCCGCGCCAGCGCTGATTAACGGCGGGTTGAGACATGCCAACCTCGCGCGCGATTGCGGATTGGCTAAACCCGCGCCGCGCCGATTCGGTCCGAATATTTTCGGCGACAATCTCTTCAAGCGGACGATCTAAAACCGTTGTACTCATGCCAAAATCATATTAGAGATTCTGAATGCTGGCAATATATTTTTAGAGACTATCAAGAAAGCTAATTGCTAGCTATCAGGTTTCTTGATAGTCTTTCAGCATGTTTGATTCACAAACGATACTGAGCCGCCAAGTCAAGCGGTACATGGAAGACCAAGGAATTTCGCAGCGGTCCCTGGCCGCTGATCTTGGAATGACTCAGTCAGCACTCTCTCAGCGACTTTCAGCAACGACGCGCTGGAACCTTAAGGACATCGATCAGCTAATGAGGATTGGCGTTCCTGTTGGTTTCGGAACTTTGGCCGCCGTTATCAATGAGGATCACCAATGAAGATCAATAAGCCCCTATTCGTTTCGAGCATCGTCGCATTCTTAATGCTCATGACGATCCTGGTCGCATCGTTCACTGTCGACGTCTACCGGATCACCTGGCCGCACTTCGCCGCCTTCGCAACTGCTCTCACCTGGTACGCCTTCGAGTTACACAGGGAGACGGACAAATGATTGTTTCCCGCACAGAAAACGATATTGACGAATGTGATTACTTCATCTCGCGTATGCACCTCACTCGCTACAGCGACGAGATGACAACTGCAAAGCGCAATGTTTTACGCCGCATTGTCTCTACATACAAGTGCTACATCATTAACCCTCTGCTCTTTGAATTAGGAAAGAAAATGAATAAACCGCTGCATGAAATCAAGGATGATGAACAGCTCGAATTCCTCATTGAAGCTATTGATCGAATTGATTATCAGCTTACTGAGTATCAGGCGAAGCTTGCCTACTTCTATGACGATGTGGAAGACGCTGACAATGCATTGATGCATTTACGCAGTTTAATTGCGAACTTCGTTCGCGTTGGCCTGGGCGTTATCGACTATTCCGAAAGCGAAGACGATGATGACACAGCGAATTAATGAACGAGCGCTCATTGAAGCCACTGAAGCTATTACCGATGACCTGAACGAGCTTAATAGCATGATGCGAAGCCTAATTCGTGATATTCGCTCTGCTCGGAAAGACCTCGCCGCTATGCGTAAGCGCCGCGAAGACGGTGAAGCAAATGACTAACGCCGGTCAAACTACCTATCAGCTCGTAGACGCCCTTCGCCGCGCTGGCTGGGGAATCCTTCGTGGCTCTGAGAATCGTTGCGCTCGCTCTCTCCTGGCGACGCTTGCTGGCACCATGCGTTCATTGAAGACGGACGCGCGCGGTTATATGACGATTACCGCTGCTCAGCTCGCTGACCGCGCTGGCTACTCTGAACGCCACGTCCGCCGCTGGCTCCCCATCCTGGAAGACCTAGGCATCCTGTCCTGGTCACGCGGCTGGATCGAAGAGGGCAAACCGCAACCAGGATCAATGAAGCTCAACAAGAACGCCCTGGTGAAGATCGTTAATGACGCTCGCGTCGAATATGACGAAGCCGTCTTGCCTCTCCGCGCTGCCAAGACGAAGGCACGCCTGGCGCGGCTCCGTCTTCTCAGAATTAAGCCCTACGCTCGCCGCTGCCAGGGCCGTGCGGACATGACGTCAGGCCTCTCCTCTACCGAGAGAGCGGCGCACGGCGGAGCGCCGCGCTCTCTCAAACCCATTCCTCAAACAACTAAGAGCAATACAAGTATTGCCGAATCGAAAGGAACTCCCATGACCTCACGAATCACATTCCAGGCATACATGCAAGAACATTACCCGAACCAGCGAACTGACTGGCCTCTCATCACTGACCGTGACCCCATTGCCTACGAAATCGCACAGCGTGGATCAGTCACGCCGCATGAACTGGATCAGCTGAACCGTGACATGAATGGCTCACAGCTGGACTTTGAGGTCGCATAGGAAAAGAGCAATGACAATGAGTAACGACATTGACCGTATCCGCGTTAAGCAAGGCATTCACGCCGTCCTGGACGCGATTCTAGACGCCAGGGACACGCTTCCTAGCTCACCTCATTCGTGCTCTTACATCCAACTTCGCATTCACACAGAGCTACAGAACGCCCATGCATCCATGATGCACGCCCTGTACCTGACGAACCTGGAAGACGAAGACTAATGGCCTGGTCTGGAAGCAAGATCAAGAAACTAGCTAATGACGTCATCAGCCGTTATGGCGCTGTGTGCTGGCTATGTCACCTGGCTATTGACCTAGCGTTGCCCAGGATGTCTCCAGGTGGATTCACTATCGACCATGTAGTTCCAAGGTCCAAGGGCGGCACTGACGACCTGGCGAACCTCAGACCAGCACATCGAGAGTGCAACCTACGCCGCTGTGCGAAGCCAGCGAGTGCATTCAAGCCGAAAAGGCCGTCTCAAACAGCATCTGGCTGGCCTGGCCTGGCCTGAGCTCTTTTTCTGGCATTGCCCCCAGGCAGTTCCCCGCCCCCACCTCCTTCTTCCCCCCGGTCCGTTAATAAACGGGCCAAACCAACCCAGGAAACACACGATGAACCCCGAATCCGCACAGATACAAGCCGGTTTGTTCCCCGTTGAAACGGCAACCGGTGGGGACAACGAAATTGAATCCGCTATCCGTGAGATGTTCGACGATCTGGACGCTCAAGGCGTCCTTGGACCCATTGAGAAGGCTAAAAGGGCCGCCGCAATCAAAGCCGCGCGCGCCCTGGACGGCGACTATCGAAGCGGAAAGCTCACAGTCGCCTCTTCAAACACGCTGAAACAGATCACTGAAATCCTGGATAGCTTGCCCAGGCCCGCCGCCGGTACGGATATGGAAATCGACGCCTATACCGTCGCCGTCGCAACGCTTACCCAGAAAGCATTCACGTCATGAAACCAGGTGAAGCGAAATACGCAACCAGGCGCAATAAAAAAAATCCAACTTTCGGACCCCGCGCCGCCCTGGCCGCAAAGCTCCTGGGCGCCCAGCTCATGCCCTGGCAACAGCAAGTCCTTGATGTCGCCCTTGAACTCAATCCGAACGATCCTGGCGCCTGGCGTTATCCCGTCGTTGTCGTTACAGTGCCACGCCAGGCCGGAAAAAGTTTCCTTCTTCGCGCCGTCATGGTCGACCGAATGATGAATTACAACAACCATGAAATCCTTATGACCGCCCAGACCGGCAAAGACGCTAGGAAGCGCTGGAAACAGATCATCAATGGCCTGGGCGCTGATAAAAAACGCGAGTACTTTGACGTAAAAAAATCCCAGGGATCCGAATCCCTGACCTACAAAGCCCGTGAATCCTATATCGCGCCGTTCGCTCCCACCCCTAAGAGCATCCACGGCGATTCGTTGCACCTGGTCACTGTTGACGAAGCATGGGCATTCGATAGCGAATCCGGTGTTGCCCTGGAAACGGCTATCAATCCGACCCAGCTGACAGTGAAAGACTCTCAATTGTGGATCGTCTCAACGAAGGGGACCAGCGCGTCCGCCTATCTAAATGATCTGATTAGGCGTGGCCGGGAAAGTGTGAACGATCCGAACGCTAACATGGCGTTCTTTGAATGGTCAGCTGACGAAGAAGAAGCCGCCCAAGACCCATACAGCGACCTCACGCTAGCCTTTCACCCCGCCGTTGGACACACCCAAACGCTGGACAAAATTCGCTCAATGGCTGGCAGCGACATTTCCGCCTGGCGACGCTCCTACCTCAACCTTGAAACCGCCGTCGAATCCACCATCATCGACATGCAGATCTGGGATAGCCAAGCTCAAGACCCTGACGGCCTCACACCAATCCCCGATCCAGGGCAAATCTCCCTGGCGTTCGATATCGCGTCCGATAGGTCCGCCGCTAGTATCGCCGCCGCATGGAAAGAGGCTGACGGCAACCTATACACCAGGATCATCAAGACCGCCCCTGACGTCGCCTGGCTACCAGGAAGCATTCGCCGCCTGGCCCAAGCCGGATACGCCGGCATCTACTGTGACCCATCAGGCCCAACCCGCACGCTCTACAAGGACCTAGAAGACGCTGGGATCGGCGTCACTGCCCTCAGCACATACGAATACGCGACCAGCTGTCAGATGTTCCTGGATCGCGCCAGGGCTGGCGAAATCACCCATGACGCAAACGACCTCACCCGCGCCGCCCTGGCCTCTGTCGTTCCCCGCGCCCTGGCTGGCGTCACCGCGTTCGACGCGCGTAAAAGCCCCGAACCTATCGACTCGCTCAGGGCGACAGCAATCGCCCTCTGGGCGTGCCAGCAACGCGCCCAAGAAATGCAAATGTTCTAACGGAAAGACGAAGGACGATGGCTAAACGGATCATCATTGACATTAGCGACGAAACCAGCGTCGCTGTCTGCTCATGCGGATGGCGCGGCTCTATCACTTTCACGCCCAAAACCGCGTATAAACAAGCCCTAGACCACGCCCATAATGTTCACCCAGGGGACCCCGCCTGGCAGAACGCAATGCACGTTTGGCGCTGTCGACACGCTGACTTGCTATCAGAGTAAGACCATTGTGGATTATTAAAGGCATGGACTTTCGCCGCGCTGCCCTCTCCCTGGTCGGTCTATCCCGCCGCTCAGCTGACATTCCTGACGGAATCCTCCCGCCCGCCAGGAATGTCAGCAAGGGCATCGACGTCACCGGCGCTCTCACCCTGGAAACCGTCTACCGGTGCGTATCAGTCCTAGAAACCGCGTCGAAACAGCTCTCTATTGACGTATGGCGTGACGAAACCAAGCTCAACGGCGACGATTACCCGCGCCTCATCGCCAAGCCAGGCCCAGACCTGACAACAACGGACCTGATCGCTGAAACCGTCGCCAGCCTGGCCCTCACTGGCAATGCCTACTGGCTTATTGGCCGCGCCCCTGACGGACGCCCAGTCTCTCTCCGCGTCCTGGACCCAGCGGAATGCGAACCGCGAATCGACACCACCACCGGCGCCAGGTCAGTCTTATGGCGCGGCATCGACGCCCAAAGCACCCAAATCAAGCACCTTCGCCTTCTCCGCGTCCCTAACCAACCGCGCGGCCTGGGACCCATCCAGGCCTGTGCCCAGACCCTGGCCGGCGCACGCGACATGTCCAGGTACGCCGCTAACTGGACACAGACCAGCGGCGTGCCCTCTGGAATCATCACCACGGAACAGGAACTTAGCAAGGAACAAGCTAACGAAGCACGAAAACGCTGGAATGAATCTAACTCGCCAGAAAAGGGCGTCGCCGTCCTTGGCAAAGGCATGAAGTTCGCCCCCCTCATGCTCAAACCTGAAGAAATCCAGTTCCTGGAATCCAGGTCGTTCGACGTGCTCAGCATCGGACGAATGTTCGGAATACCGGCGCATATGATCCTGGCGTCCCTGGACGGCAACAGCATGACCTACCAGAACATCACTGACGCCGCGACCGACTTCGTCAGGTGGACGCTCATGAACTACCTACGGGAAATCGAAGACGCCCTGTCGACCATCCTCCCCGCCAAAACGAAGGCGCGCTTTAACCTTGACGCCCTCCTCCGCGCTGACACGAACGAACGAATGCAGACCCACAAGCTGGCAATCGAAGCTGGAATCTACAGCGCTGACGAAGCGCGCGCAATCGAAGGACTCTAACAATCATGGACATGCTCACCCGCGAATACGCCGCCCAAGCCCAGGCCAGCGGCGACCGTCTCATTACCGGTATTGCCGTCCCCTATGACGATGAAATCGAATACTCGCCAGGCTGGTTTGAAACCGTCGCCCGCGACGCCTACAACCCAGAAACCAACGGGCCTATCAAGCTCTTCTGGCAACATTCCGACGTGATCGGTACCGTCACCGAAGCGCGTAACACCGAAGCTGGTTTGGAAATCACCGCCAGGATCAGCGAAACCAGCCTGGGAAACGACGTCTACGCCCTGGCCAAGGACGGAGCCATCGACCGATTCAGCATCGGATTCATCCCCATCGACACCGACACCCGCCGCCGCGACGACAACGGCGCCATCCATGCCGTTCACACCGCGATTAGCGTCCGTGAAGTTTCCCTAGTCCCCTTCCCAGCCTATGAAAACGCGAAAGTGACCGACGTTCGCGCCGCTCAGGAACCAACCACAGAAAAGGAACCCCCTATCATGACCGAATCCCGCGCCGCCCTTGATACCGTCCTTGAACGCATGGACTCGCTGGAACAAGCGTTCGCCGCCCAGGCCCAGGCCCAGGCACCCGCCCCCGTCGACACACGATCCGCCGCCCAGGTCCTCAAGGCTCTGGCCGCCGGCGACGCCCAGGCCCGCGACGAATACAACGGCACCATCTCTAGCGCTGACGGTACCATGACGCGCCCCACCTGGATCGTCGACCTCACACGCCTCACCGACCGCATCAACCCGCTGAAAGAGCTCTTTTCTGTAGGCCCGCTGCCCAAGGACGGCATGAACCTTGAATACACCGAACTCAAGGCAAACACCATCGCCGTCAACGAACAGACGAAGGAAGGCGATAACCTCCAAATCGGCGGTATCACCACCCAAGATAAGACCACGCCTGTCAAGACCTTCGGCGGATACACCACACTAACCCGACAGGCCATTGAACGCACCCGAATCCCGCTGCTCCAGACGCACCTCCAGGGAATGGCCCTGGCCGCTGGCAAGCGCTCCGCCGCTTACTTCGCATCCGTCTTTAACGAAACAGTGAAGGCCCAGGCCGCAACCGCCCTGGCGTCAACCAAGGTCGCCACCGCGCTGACCTGGGCTGACCTGGCCGGCTTGATCGTCGACGCCGCTGACCGTTTCCAGGACAGCGCGCTGCCCCTGGACGGATTGATCGTCGATAAGGCTACCTTCAAGGCCCTGACCGCCCTCACCGCCGGCGATGGCCGCCCGCTTATGACCGTCTCTGGAACCGGCGCAAACACCGTCGGCACCGTGAACCCCGCCGCCCTGGCTGGCGACCTGGTCGGAATTAAGGTTGTCCCGAACCTTCTCTCTACGCCTGGCGCAATGGGCGAAAAGATCGTCGGCGCCTTCTATTCGTCCCTGGCGCTCCGCACCTACGAAACCCCGGTCGTGCAGCTCCAGGACGAAAACATCCTCAACCTCACCCAGGCATTCAGCGTCTACCGCTACCAGGCAGTCGCCGCTGAAATCCCCGCTGGCATCGTCCCCCTGAAGCTGGCCTAATCATGATTACCGCCGCTGATCTGGGCGAATACGCCTCCCCTGGTATGCCCGTCACCGAATACATGACCGGTTGCGTGAACGTCGCCAGTAAGCTGATCGAATCCCAGATCGGCAGCGGTAACGGGATCCCCCAGGAAATCGTCGACCGCGCCACCCTGGAAGTCGCCGCTGAACTCTACCACCGAAGGAACGCCCCTAACGGCATCAAGAACTTCGCTGACGGATTCGACGGCGCCGGCGCTATCCGCGTCGCCAGGGACGCCCTGGTCGCCGCCAGGCCCCTACTCGCCCCCTATCTCCCACTGGGATTCGCATGACAGACGATCCGGGACCCATCGCATACGCCAGGACGACGCTAAAAGGCATCCTGGCCCAGGCCCAGGCCTGGCCTGTCATCACGAACATCCCCCCGCAACTGATCCCGCCATGCGTCGTCCTGACCGAAGGCAGTCCATTCGTCGCCCAGGGCGACACAGCCGGCGGCGTCCGCGTCACGTTCAAAGCGCTCCTAATCTCACAGCCTTCAGACAATGAAGCGATTATCTCCGCCCTGGACGAAGAAACCGACACAGTCATCACCCACCTGACAGCCGAAGGCGTCGCCTTCAGCGTCGACGGATACGAAGCAATCAACGCGGCGGATGGGCAAACCTACCTGGCCGCCGCCCTCACCATCCCCCTGGACCTCACACTATAGAAAGGCACAATAATGGCCGTCACTCGCAACACTCGCATCAAGGGACAGCGCCTGGGCTTGTCCTTCGCTGGCAAGGACTATTGGTCTGACATGTCCAAGTATGAGCTGGCCGCTGAAAACTCTGATAAGGACGTCGTTACCTTCGCTGACGCCCAGGACGGATCAGCATCCGCCTGGAAGCTCAAGGGAACCGCTATCCAGTCCCTGGACGCCGGTTCCTTCTGGGACTACGTCTGGACCAACAGCGGAAAGACCGTCGACGCCATCCTGGCCCCCCACGGCAACAAGGTCGCAACCGCCGCCCAGCCTCACTTCAAGTTCCGCGTGAAGATCGGCGCTAAGCCCCCCATCTCCGGTGAAGCTGGCGACGAAAAGGGCAGTACCTTTGACTTTGAATGGAACGTCGAAGGGGAACCAGAAAAGATCTCTGCCGGTTCCACCCTGGGCACCGGCAACCTGACGGACGCCCTGGCATGACTGGGATCGTCGACGGCACCATCAACCTGGACGGCGCCAGCGTCTCTATCACGGGAATAAAAGCCCTCCTCCGAGACGCTGAACGTGTAGGCGTCGCCGTCGACGATCTTAAGGACCTCACCCGCCGCCTGGGCACGCCCATCATGCAACGCGCCAAGAGCTTGGCGCCCAAGGGTAAGACCCACCGGCTGGAAAAATCCATCCGCGTCGCATCCAGTAAACGCGCTGTCCGCGTCACCTCAAGCGTTCGACTCTATACGCGGCCCTCTGGCACGCGCGTTGGACACTACAGCGGCGTGAACCACTTTGGCGCTGACGCGACCAGCGGCCCGCGCTGGCTATCCAAAGCCGAAGAACAGCTCAGGTCTGAAACCTTCGCTGGATTCGGCGCCGGAATTAAAGAACTGCTCGAAAAATACAACTGGTAAGGAAGCATCATGGCAGCAACCGATTCAATCGAAGATATGACCCTGGGCGACCTGGAATGGCTGGAAGGCGTCACCGACATGCCCTTCAGCGCCCTGGACGGCGATAACGTCACCGCCAAGCAAATGAGTGCCCTGGCCGCAATCATGATCGCTAAGCGCGACAACATTGACCGGGCCACCGCCCTGGACGCCGCGCGGCAAATGAAGCTGGCCGATATTGACGCGCTCCTGTAGTGCACAGCGAGATTCGTGAGTTGCTGGCCGTCCTGGCTGTGGAAGCTCACATACCTATGAAGGAAGGCCGCGAAATGACCCTGGGCGACGCTCAGGCCGTTCTTGCGGTACTTGAAAAGAAAAACCAGAGCTCAACTCTTTAGGAAGGGGCCACGATGGCCGGGCATCAAGTAAAAGTCTCCGTCGTAGCGGAAACTAAGAACTTTAAGCGTGCCTTTCGTGGCCTCTCTAAAGACCTGGGATTAAACAAGCTCACCGCGTCGGCAAAGAAGGTCGCTGGAACCTTTGTTCAGGTCGGGAAAGCCGCTGTAGCCGCTGGCGCCGCCGCCAGCGCGGCATTCGCCGCAATCAGCTTTAAAGCAATCCAGATGGCCGGCGACCTGGAACAGTCCACCGGCGCCGTCGAAGCAATCTTCAAAGAATCCGCTGACAAAGTCAAAGGCTACGCATCCACAGCCGCGACGAACTTCGGCATTACCAGGAATGAGTTCCAAGAACTGGCGACGCTCCTGGGCGCCCAGCTCAAAAACGGCGGAACCCCTCTAGATCAGCTAGGGGATAAAACCAAGGATCTCATCACCCTGGGCGCTGACCTGTCAGCCCAATTCGGCGGAACAACAGCCGAAGCAATCCAGTCAATCAGCTCCGCCCTCAAGGGCGAAAGGGACCCCATCGAAAAATACGGCGTCAGCCTCAAGCAAGCGTCTATCGACGCTAAGGCAGCTGAACTGGGCTTTAAGAAGGTAGGCGGATCCTTCAGCAATGAAGCTCAGCAAGCGGCGACGCTGGCGCTGATCTTTGAACAAACAGCTGACGCCCAGGGCGCCTTCAATCGCGAAAACAACACCTATGCACACCAAGTCCAGGTGCTGAAAGCGAAGGTGCATGACCTGGCAGCGGAATTCGGCACGCTCCTACTGCCCTACGCTACCCAGTTTGTCCAGTTCCTCAACGAAAAGTTCATGCCCAAGCTGGACCAGCTCAAGACCTGGCTGGAAACCGTCGGCATCCCCGCCATCAAGCGCTTCGCCCAGTGGCTTGGACCCAAACTGAAAGTGGCCGCCGCCCAGGCCCAGGCCGTCTTTGAAAACTACGTCATGCCCGCGCTCCAGGCATTCAAGGACTGGTGGAACACAGCTGGAAGTGACACGCTTAAAGGCCTTCTTAACGGATTCATCCGCCTGGCGCCCGCCGTCCTGGCCTTCGGCTACGCATTCAAGACCGCCTATCAGTCGATCACGTTCCTAACTACCGTTCCCACCATCATCGGCAAAGCCGCAAACGCCTTCAAGCTCCTACTGCCCATCATCGGTTCCTGGCCAGTGCTGATCGCCGCCGCCATCGCCGCCGCCATCGGAATCTTCGTCTACTTCTACCAGCATTCAGAAACTTTCCGAAACAAGGTCACCCAGGCCTGGGAAGGCATCAAGACCGCCGCAACCACTGTCTGGAACGGCGTCAAAGCCGCTATCTCCCCTATCATCAACTGGTTCCTGACCAGCGTCATGCCATCGCTCCAGGACTGGGGATCCAAGATCGTCGGAATTGTCCAGGCAATCATCGACGCCCTCAAACCGTTCGCAATCTTCCTCACCGGCCTTCTAGTGCCCATAGTGTCGTTCGCAATCGGATTCATCCAGGGCATGATTAAGGGCCTGGTGCAATTCCTCTCTGGCCTGGGCAGTATCTTCGCCGCCGCCTGGCAAACAATCAGCGCCGTCATCTCTGGCGCTCTCCAGATCATCCAGGGCGTCTTTCAAGTCCTGGCCGGCCTATTCACTGGCGACTGGTCAAAGATGTGGGAAGGCGCAAAAAACATCGCGTTTGGCCTGTGGAACGCCATCACTGGCCTCATCCAGGGCGCCGTGAACATCATCAACAACATCATCCAGACCTTCGGAAACTTCGTCCGTAATAACTTCTTCGCTGTCTGGAACGGCGTGAAAAACATGGTCATGACCGTCTGGAACCTTCTACCAAACGGCATCCGCAACGCTCTAAGTTCAATCGGCTCCTATCTATCTCAAATCCCCGGCATGGTTATGGGCGCGTTCAGCGGCGCCGGCTCCTGGCTCCTGGGCATCGGCGAAAAAATCATCAACGGCCTCATCCAGGGCATCAAAAACATGTTCGGTAGGGTAAAGGAATCCTTAACATCCCTAACGAACCTTCTGCCATCCTGGAAAGGCCCAGCCGAACGCGATAAGACACTGTTAGTGCCCGCTGGTCGGCTTATCATCGGCGGCCTCATTAACAGCCTTGAAAGTCAATACGGCGCGGTACGCCGTTCCCTCACCCGCCTCACCGGCGACATCGCGTCAACCAACTTCCCATCAATCGACGCCCAGGTCACCGGCGGCGCTGTTATGGCTAGGGACAGCCTGGCCGGCGCAACCATCAACGTTTACGCCCTCAATCCGACCGTGGAAGTCGGTCGCTTGGTCGCCCGCGCCCTGGCCGAATGGCAAGCACAGAACGGAGACCGCCGGTGACCGCGACGATCCGCCCGCCAGCCCCTGGCGACTGGAAGACCACCCAGGGCACAATCACAGTATCCGGTGAAACTGTCACCATTACCGGCGCCGCCGGCCTCATCACCTGTACCATCACCGACCTGGTCCCTGGCATGCCCCTACGCATTAGGATCACTGTCAGCGCTACTGGCCCATCGCCTTTGATCTTCGTCGGTAACACCGCGACGCCCATCACCGCGAAATATCAAACCTCAATCATCAACGCCCAGTCCGCCGGCACCCTAGACCTGTCAATCACCGGCGCTACCTCTGTGACCGTCTACAAGGTCGAAATCTTGACCGACCAGGACATCCCCGAAGACGCGACGCCAGCCCAGGTCCTCAGTCTCCAGGCCCGTTTCCCTCTCCGTGGCATCGCTGGGTTCCGCCTGGACCGCTCACGCCTGGGACGCGACGCCCTCACCCTGGGCATCGCACCCCCCGAAGCGTTCACACTGAACCGCGATCGCCTCAACGCCCGCCGCCTGTTCGCCCAGGCCGCTAACGTCGCCTGGCAAGACATCACCGCGCCCGTCACATCCATGCAGATCACCCGTGGCATCTCTGCCAGCGGCCCTGTCTACGCCGCCCAGGCCGGCACCCTCACTTTCACCGCCCTGGACGCCCTGGACCCACGCGAAACCGGCCTCACATACGGATCACCCGTCATGCTCATCCACTGGCCATCCAGGACGCGCCTATTCACCGGAACCATCACCGGTATTGACCTAACCCGCCAACCGCCAGGATCCGAACACGCCTATACAACCAGCTACACAGTATCCGACGCCGTGAAACGGATCGCGTCTATCAAACGCTACGGCGCGAGGGCAGACGGCGGCGATGGAACCGAAACCTGGAATGACCGGATCATCCGACTCATGCGAAGCGCCCCTGAAATCGTCTACCGCATCGCATCAACCACCTACCAGCGGATGTGTCCAACCGTTTGGGAAACCAGCCTGGCTAAGCACCTGGACGCGGCGACCGCGTCAGTCACCGGCTCCTGGACATGCAATCGCGACAACTCTGTCACGATCAGCGCCGCCAGGCCAGGCGCCAGCGCCCTAGTCTTCTCAGACGTTCAAAAATCCAACGGCGTCGACATCTTCGCCTATACGGCTGTTGAAACATCCTGGGCGACCGACGATATCGTCGCCGCCGTCGACGCGACGAACCACGCCGCATCCATCCAGGACGGCGAATGGCGCGCCCAAGACACGTCAATCACGATCAGCGAAGAAACCTACTCACAGACCTGGGCTGGAACCAGCGCATCTGTCGACCTCACGTGCGCATCTATCGACGCCGCCAAGACAGCGGCCCGCGCCCTCATCGACAAAGCATCCGACACACTCACGCCTCAAAGCGTGACGATCCGCCCAGCCCACGCCTATGGCCCCGCCCAGGCGTCAAAGCTCATGGAAATCACCGCCAGCCTGGATCCCCTGACCCCGGCGCGCGTCGAAAACCGCGGCGACACGCATCGCGTCATTATCACCCAGGTCACCCATTCAATCACGCCAAGCGACTGGCAAACCAAGCTCAATTTCTCCCCTCAACGATAGGAACAACCATGAAGACATTTACGCCAGGTGAAATCCTCACAGCCGAAGACCTAAACAGTCAGTTCACTGAACTTGCCCGCGTCGACACAGTCACGCTACCCGTTTTTGACGGCGCCTGGCGTCACGACGGCGGATCCGGTGAAGTCCGATCCGCAAACGGCGCCCATCACCTCAGCATCAGCCTGGTGCGCACCGGCTCCAGTTTCCACATGGACGGCAACAGCATCATCGACATCATGCGTGTCAACAACCTGGTGAAAGTCCCCTCTACCCGCGAATGGGTAATCTGTGGTTCCATCTTTGGCCCAGGCATCTGGCCCATGCCCGTCTTCCTCAATAACGGCCTGGTCCGCGTCTTCTGCCCAGGCCCAGTCGACATCCAAAACAATGGCGCCTATCGTGGCTTTGCGAGCTGGGTTGCGTGACCATCATGATTCGCCCTAACTACGCTGTCACCGACGTCCATCCCTCGCCAAACTTTGATCCTGGCCGCCCAGGCGGCGCCCCCACGGGAATCGTCATCCACTGGTGGGGCCTTCCCGAATGGGGACAAACACATGACCAGGTTGTCAATTTCCTTAGCGATGGAAACCGCGCTAACCCTACATCCGCCCATTACGTCGTATCCGACGGACGTATCACCCAGCTAGTGTCCGACGCTGACCGCGCCTGGCATTGCGCCGGCAATAACCTACGTACGATCGGCATCGAATGTCATCCCGCCGCGACCGACGGCGACATGAAGACGATCGCGCGCCTTATCGCCGCAATCCGAAGCGAATGGGGTCCGCTGCCTCTCTCCCGCCACTGTGACCACTACGCCACGGCGTGCCCAGGCAATTACATCGACCGCCTGGACGCCCTGGACTACCTATCAACCCATCCCGAAGAAAGTGAGAACGAAATGCAACTCTCTGACCGTGTCGTCCGCCCGGACGGGCATGACGCTTCCGTGAACGACGTCCTGGCATACATTGATATGCGTGTTGAACGCCTGGAATCGGCGCTCCTGGGCGGCGTGGAAAAGAAAGACCAGGACGGAAAGCCTACCGGCGCCATGACAAACGCCATCGACGAAACCGCCTGGAACGCGACGAACTTCGCCCGCGTCTACCAGCGCCTAGACGCACTTTCCGCCCGCGTAAACGACCTGGTGAACCTTATCGAAGTGGGGACAAAGTGAACGACGAATTGCAAACCCCGCAACATTTGTCCTGGCTGACGCCTCAAGTTCGCGCCTGGCTCTACGGAATCATCACCGCCCTGGTCCCGATCCTGACAATCTACGGAATCATCGACCAATCGACCGCCCCGCTCTGGCTATCCCTAGCCGCGTCTGTTCTGGGCACGGCAACCGCGCTGGCCCATACTCCGAAGGATGGACGGTGAACCACGTAGCCGAAACCATCACCGCCCTGGGCGGCCTGGGCGGCCTGGCCGCAACTTTAACCAGCCTGGCCACGCTCCTAGCCGCCAGGAAGACACGCGCCCAGCTGGAACCAAACCAGGGATCGTCCGTAAAAGACCAGCTCAACAGAATCGAAAGATCGCTGGACGAACACGGTACGCAACTGGACCATCAAAGCTCTCAGCTAATCCAGATCACGCGCCGCGTCGACAGTATCGACGATCATGCACACGATACCCATCGTGAGATATACCAGCGCCTTGCTGGCCTAGAAAAGTAAGCCAGGGCGCGGCCCGTCGCCCAGGCCGCGCCCTGAGCTCTTTTAAGCTGCCGCCTCAACAACCCGCCTCAACGCATCGTCAGCAAGCCTGAGATAGACAAGTGTCGTTTCAGGGGATGAATGTCCCAAGACCTTCTGCAACGCAACCAGGTCATGCGTCTTCCGATACGCCCTGGTAGTAAATCTATGCCTCAAAGCGTGCATCGTGACGCCAGGTGGCATCTCACGCGAAACCAGCCGCCCTAACCAGGCAGCACTAATGTGCCCAGATTCTTGCCCTGGGAAGACGAACCCTTGATAGGAACGTAGTTCGCCCGCCAGGGCGGCGGGTAACGGAACCAGCCGCGTCTTCCCGCCCTTCCCATGAACGATCAGCGTTTCCCCACTGGCATCGCTTAATAGGTCACGATCAGCGTTTATCGCCGCGACTTCCGCGCGCCTCAAACCCAGCTCAGCCGCCAGCCTGGCCGCCAGCCTAACCCTCAAATCCTGGGATTGTAGACACGCCCCTAGCGCCCCATCGCTGGCCGGATGGGGATTCGCTGGCGTCTTCTTCACACTTGGAATAACCGGAATAGACGTCGACGCGCCATAGGTCGCCGCCCAGGCGTAAAAGCCTTTCAACGATTGATGGGCACTTCGCCTAGTCGCCTGTGACCAGGCCTGGCGTGAAGACCAATCGATAACAGCCGTGTCTTCTATTTCAAAGGGCGGCGTATCAACCGCCCTAGCGAATCTCGCTACCCAATCAAGACGTAGACTAACTGTCTTAACCGTCCGACCGCTTGCCAGTAAAAACCTCTCATACGCCTTGCACGGCTCCGCCCAGCCCGCCGGCAATCCCAATTTGCGCATATCCAGATTCTTACGCGGCAATCATCAGCTCGCTTCCAGAATCGCTATCAGCGAACCCGGGAATACACACTAATCCCGAGGTTGCAGGTTCGAGTCCTGTCGGGGGCGCAGTTCGATTGCATGTGCACCGTCTGAGTTATCAGTTACGAGGTATGCGACAGTAACACCAAGGATCTCTGCGACCGTTTGCAGATCTTCAAGTGGCCATGCACGCCCACCCCGCCACCTCTTAGAGACGGTCGCCTGTTGTAGTCCAAGCGCATTTGCTATGTCGCGCTGATAAAGACCGCGGCGCGCGGATTCAGCGCGAATATTTGACGCGACGATATCAACCAAGCCTCTTGCGCTCATATGGAAACTTTATACCAATACGGAATAAACACCACGATCTCAATAATCTAAGTCTTGCTCTTTAATTTACCGATCTAGAATTTCAAGGACGTTGAACAGCTCACGAAAACCGACATGTCCACTGGATTCCGCACGTTCACCGCGGCCCTCACCAAAGAACGTGAAGACGAATCACTCATAATCATTTCCTGTTCTGCGAACGGTCAGACCACACCCACTTTCACGCTCTTACCCGTGGAATTAAGGTACCCCGTGGTGTAGATCGTCCCACTGTCACCAAGGGCGATCATTTCGAGGGCATCCATGGTTCGCGTTCCTGCAATGCATCCAATGAAGTGCGTGCCGTCAACGCTGGCGAGGACGCGGTTAACAATCGGGGCGTAATGTAAGAAGACCTCACCAAACCAGACACCCTTCTTACAGTCGACGAACGCAAGTTTTGCAGCCTCAACATCGACGACACTGTCCCTTGTGAAGGGCATGACCTGGAAGGGTTTCCCCTCCCATTTCACACCCTGAACGGTCCTGCCCCTCAATTGAGCGTCGAAGTCTTGCATGACTTGCGAAACGTGACGGGGATAGTTGAGGACGTCATCCCCTCCTAATTTGTTGGAGTCCTTGACTACGTCGCCGAAAGCGTCGAGAAATGAGGCGTTTATATTCTCAAGAACGGTGATTACGTTTAACGTTTTTTCGGCGAGCTCAGTCACCTGATCCCAATCGTTATCGCCGTTCCGAATTTGCTTCAGGACAAAACTCCATGCGGTTTTCATTTCTTCGGCGACTGCGCCCATAAGACTACCACCCCTCAAGTCGATACTTCCCTTAATTCTACGGAGAGACACTGACGAAATTTAATAAACCCATTTTCGATCTTCCTCCATCGAAGATCAGCTTTCAATTAGCTGCTTCTCGCGCAATATACGCAATATAGGAGCTCCCAGTCCTTTTATTTCCTCGCGTCCCCATGCACGAATCCGACGCTTCGCCCTAGCATGCTTTTCCCCCGAAAAACAGCCTAGAGTTTGCCTTTATTCTGTAGTTTCACCGGAATCTTTCCTAAAAATCTCACCGAGATAGGAATTTCGGCCTAGAATCTGGTTAGGATCACCCACTCGCACTGTTGCAGGAGTAGCCATGTTCTCTTTGGTGAGCACAAGCTTTACGCCGTCAACGACGGCTATCGGTGCAAATGTATTTTTAACGGCACTTGCGGGAATTCTCCCGCTCCTGCTGTTCTTCGTTCTTCTGGGCGCTTTTAAAGTCAAGACGCACTGGTGCGCATTGATTTCGCTCGTTGCTGCACTACTCATTGCCGTCTTTGGCTACAAGATGCCACTGAGCATGAGCCTTTTGGCAGCAGGCCAAGGCATTGTCTTCGCATTAATCCCCATCATCTACATCATCATCGCTGCAGTGTGGCTTTATAACCTCACCGAGGTTTCCGGCCGCAGTAAAGACATGCGAGCTGTCTTCAACACAATTGGCAAGGGCGACATTCGAGTCCAGGCATTGATCATTGCCTTCTCGTTCTGTGGTCTACTTGAGGGCCTCGCAGGTTTCGGTGCGCCCGTGGCAATCGTTGCCGCGATGCTTGTCTCACTTGGCCTTCCCCCGGTAAAGGCTGCTGTTGTGACCATCGTTGGCAACGCAATCAACGTTGGTTTCGGAGCAATGGCAATCCCGACAACGACCGCCGGCCGTTTGGGTGGCCAAAATCCCCTTGTGGTTGCAGCCAATATGGGTCACCTTTCTTGGATTTTCGCCTGTTTCATTCCTCTCCTCCTCTTGTGGATCCTTGATGGGGGCCGAGGCGTTGCCCAGCTGTGGCCGATCGCTCTGATTTCCGGCGTTGCGACCGCTGCCGGACATTTCTTCACCTCAGAGTTCTCCTATGAGCTGACCGCTGTCCTTGCTTCACTTCTGGGATTGGCCGCTTCTTACATCTTCCTCTTGGTGTGGACCCCGAAGACGCCCGATGACTACCGTTCTGAGAGCACTCAAGAGGATCGCCCCAATGCCTCGCGAATCACCTTGGCACTTCTCCCCTATGTTTTGGTTGTTGTCGTCATTGCTATCACCAAGTTGTGGAAGATCGGCGTCGATATTGATGCCATCTTCAAGTCGACAGACATCAAGATCCCAGTCCCTGGATTACACGGAGAATTGGTAGATTCTGCAGGCAAGGCAGTTTCTTCGACGATCTACACCTTCCAGTTCCTTTCCAACCCTGGAACGTGGATCTTCGTCACTGCTCTCATTGTTGCTTTCGTTTACGGTCGCACCAGTTCGGGCGGTCGCTACCCCATGACCTTCACAAAGGGAATTGCAACTCTCTTCAAGACAATTTCTACCTTGAAGATTTCTATCCTGACGATCTGCTTGGTCATGGGCTTGGCCTACGTCATGAACCTCTCTGGACAAACTGGGGCGATTGGTACCGCTCTTGCAACAACCGGCGTGTTCTTCGCCTTCCTCTCCCCCATCCTTGGTTGGTTGGGAACAGCTGTCGCAGGATCTGCAACCAGCGCGGGCGCGCTTTTCGCCAATCTTCAGTCCACAGCAGCGCAGATCGCCGGACTCGACCCATCGACTTTGCTTGCAGGCAACACGATTGGTGGCGGTATCGGCAAGATTGTGTCGCCGCAAAATCTCACCATTGCAGCGACCGCAATCAACGAACCCGGAAGCGAAGCAGAGATTCTCAAGAAGGCGGCTCCCTATTCAATCGGATTGCTGCTCATCTTGTGCGTCTTGATCTTCCTCGCCTCGCAAGGCTATTTGGGTTCCTATATGCCCGTTGCTTAAGATCGTTGGGCTCGCAGTCTCGTGGCTGCGAGCCCAACGTCTGCTTCAAAAGGAGTGTCTTATGTCGAAGCCATTGCGATCCTTGGCACTTCTTTGTGCAGCGATCACGCTTCTCACGGGATGCATTCCCTTCGGTTCAAACGCAGCACGTACGCGCTTACCCCAGGACCCACGCTTCGCCGAGTTCACTTACGAAACTGACGGCGAAATCAAGGTCCAAGAACGCACCGATTCCTTCAATGAACGGATGCCCGGGCTTGGTGCAACTCAGGGACACGTCGTGGCGGCCAACTTCCCAGAAGGATGGCTCTTACCCTCACCCGACCATCACTTATGGGTAACAGGCGTCGCAAGTGTTCCTTCTGAGACAATCCAGATGCTTGCCAATGGAAGCGACGGAAATAACGCACTTCTTCCCGGTATCTATCCAGGCCTCTACGAGTACGTCCCCCAAAACTGCCACTTTTTCACTGTGCCCTCCGATCATGCGAACACGGTGCTCCAAACTGATAAGAACAACATTTACTCGAACTGGGGGTCATTCGATATAACAAGCTTCGCGGCGTCCTCAGACTGTAACCTCATCATCGTCACTGGCGAGGGAATCAAGGGCTAA